CGAACCAGGGTCGTAGCTCAATGACCTTCTCCGCGTCGAAAGATTGGTGGAGTGGGATAATAATGTTGAATAACATTATTGGGTAGGCGCGAGCAGCACATTGTTGCTATGCACAAGATGGTCTGGCAAACGGGACAATCCGGGACGATCCGGGCAAGCCCTTGATTTATAAAGGCTCTGTAATCCGGGAATAACCCCCCTGCACAACATGGTTTGTCCGGAAACATGCGGTTTGCACCGTTTGGTTTGGCAATTAATCAAAGCAACACCCTGGCTCGAAAACTGATCTAACGGATTGATCTATAAAGGATTCGATGCCTAGACCGCTCAAAACACGAGCGATCCATTAAGGGCCAACTGAGGGACACATTAAGGGACACCGGATGAAAATGTCCCCCAATATGTTAACTAGTTGTTACTGCTGCTTTATTCCAATTCACACGGACGACTTAAACACGGACAAGAAAACTCATTGAGGGACACCAGGCTGCCTATCTGAGCTTTCCGGGATCTCCATACAAAAATGCGCTGGCCCAGTCTGGAGAGTTGGCTGAGGTATGCTCAGAAGGCTTTACTTTCCCGTCGCGATAGACCAGAAAATCCACAAGGGTGGTCATGTCCTTTGTGGGATAGAAAATCATGGTCACCATTGTGTACTCCGACTCAGCAGGACCAACCACAAAAAGCTTTGAATCATAGTCAGAATAAAACGAACCGCTGAACTCAAAGATTCTATGCCAGAGCAGTTTCGGCTGCCCGGGAATCCGAAAAGCAAGAAAATCATGCAGGGCTTGTTTTTCGACGGCGGTGCCTGTCCAATATTCTACTCTACTATTTGGGTCGAAATTTTCCAGCGTAAGCACTCCCGTAGGGTCGCGAAAAGTTCCAGCTGCACCTCCGGCAGTGAGCAAAGCGCAAACACACAAGCAGGCGACAGTTCGGATCATAGCTCTATCCCTCCTACAGCAACGGGCTGGAAAACCAGAAGGCCCGGCCCACGACCGACTTGTCCCATTCCCGTTTTTTAATCAATGCTCGCGGAGTGCCGGAAGCCAAATTGTCAGGAACGAGAGCGATCGCATCATCACCAAACCGATAGACCCTCTTTACCGTGCACTCGTCGCCAAGGCGCAGTGCGTAGATTTTTCCCTCGACCAGCGTGCGATCCTCGCGGTCGATTATTACAATTGCCCCGTCGTGGATCGTCGGCTCCATACTGGAGCCCTTAACTCTAACGGACACCAAATTAGATCTCCCACCAAGCATCGAGCGATGCACCACGGTCCAATCGTCAATGTCGTCGTCCACGACGCACGGAGGTCCTGCGGCGATGGCACCGGCCACTAAAGGGACGGCTAAAAATTCTGCGTCCAGCCGAGCCCTCTCTGGATGCAATTTAATCTCGGCTAGGCCACTGAGAACGAATGGCCCAACAAGGTCAGCGTCGCGCGGAAGGTCGGAAAATTTTAACCACTCAAAGCGGACCCTAAAGGTGACGGCGATTGAATGAATCACGGCGTTTGCCGGAAACTTTGTTCCAGCCTCGATATGAGTGACGTAGGAACGCGACATGTGGATCGCGTCGGCAAACTCCTCCTGGTTTAGACCGGCACGCACACGGACCTCTCGTATGCGGTCCCCAATAGCGAGCTTAACTTTTTTGCCCCTGGTCACCAAAACCCCTTGACAGGTGTTACTCAGTAGCTTTATCGTGAGTCACATGAAAACAACTTTTCAAGTGACTAAGAAACATGCCACCTGCTGAAATCAAAATCCTCCTCATTAGACAAGAGACGAGCCAAGTTGATATCGCCACGCGGCTAAAGCTCAGCCCCGGTGCGGTGTCAAACATCTTGTCCGGCCGGAGGCGAAAATCTCCCCACATCGACCAGATCGCGCAACTGCTCGGAGTCGCACCCTCACTGATGCGCGCGATGCTCACTCGGACTAAAACCGTATCCCACCTCCAGGAGGCGGTCAATGGCTAAACGAACACGAAAATCAGATAGGGGTCCATCTGGCCAGTTGGAGTTTCCGGAGCTATCGGAAGCAAAGGCCGGGTCATTAGATCTCGACCACGAGCTGCGGGCTTGGCTGGTGCGCGCAGCGTCGCGCAGTTCGTTTAGCCGGGCGATTGTCGCCGCCCGTGTTGGCGAGCTGGTGGGGCGCACCGACCTAAGCCAAGCGGTATTCGACGCCTGGTGTGCCGAGAGCAAAGAGGGCTACCGGGTGCCGGCCGCGTACATCCCCGCGCTTTGCGTGGTGCTGAGGGACGACGGCGGGCTGCGCATCATGGCGCAGGCGCTGGGCTGCGACGTGATCGGACCACAGGAGAGGGACGCTCTAGATCTCACGCGCAAGCGGCTGCAACTCGAACGCCTGCAAGATGAAGTGCGCACGATCGAGACCCACGTGCGGAGCCAACGTTGAGTCATCCCGAAGCGGCTGAACGAGGAGCGTGGTTAACAACCAATCAGGTTGTCGGATTGACAGAACAGTCCTACCGAACCATCAAGCGCAAGCTCAGCGAGGGGCGCTTTGAAACGTCTGAGGCCTCAAGTACCGCAAGGGGCGGGCGGAGTGGAAAGCGAGTACTAATCGCGCTGCACAGCCTGCCGACGGCGGCGCAGAACCGGTATCACGAACAGCAGTTGCAGGCCCACCTGATTCATGAGGGGCATCTGGTTGTGGACACGCGCACGGGCGAGGTTGTGCGCGACGACACGCCGCAGCCCACGCCCAATCTCGACGGCCTGCCAAAGGTCAAACGCACCAAGGCGCTGCGCCGGTTGCAGGTATTAAACGACTTTGAAACATGGCGCGCGGGCCGTCGCGGAAACTGGCAACAGCAGGCCGAGGATTATCTACAGCAGGCCAAGATACCAACGAGCCTCAAGCGCCCGTCGCGCCGCACGCTGTACAGATGGTGGCAGCAGTACCGCGACCAGGGACCAGCCGGGCTGATCGACAACTACGGCAACCGCGCAGGCGACTGCGTGCTGCACGAACTCGCGCAGCAGTACATCCGCGCGCTGTGGTTTGAGGGCCTGGCGGCGCGGCGATGCGCGAAGCTATACGCCCGCAAGGCGTTGGCAGTCGGGTGGCCGGCCGCATCTGACGGAACTGTCGCCAGGGTTATCAGGGAGATCCCGGACGAGGTGAGCTGCCTGATGCGAGAAGGGGAGGACGCCTGGTTTGACAGGTATTCGTCCTATCTCGAACGGGACTACACCACGATCGCGGCCAACGATTGGTGGAACTCCGACCACGTGCAGCTCGACGCCGCGTGCCGAGGCCTGAACGGCCGCAACATCTACCCCTGGCTGACGCTGTGGATGGACGTGCGCAGCCGGTTGATCGTCGGCTGGTGCCTGGCGCCGACGCCCTCGGGAGCGTCGATCAACGTGGCGCTGCGCCGAGCCATCGAGCGCTACGGAGTGCCGCGCCACGTGTACCTTGACAACGGCAAGGATTACACGTCGCGCTCGTACATGGGTCAGACGAAGCGCGGGCGGATCGTGGTCGACGAGACGACGGTGCGCGGTATTTATTCGCTGCTGGGCATCGCTCCCCACCTAGCCACAAAATACCGCCCGCGATCCAAACCGATCGAGAGTTTAAACCGGACTTGGCACGCGCACTTTGATGTCGCGTTCCCGACCTATCGCGGGTCGGGAGTCGAACACCGTCCGGCGAAGGCCGACAAGTCCCTCAGGGCGGGAGAGGTCTACAACTGGGCCGAGATGATCCAGCTCGTGGAACAGGGCGTCGCGGAATACAACACCAACGAACACACCGGCCAGGGGATGAACAAGCGCACGCCCAACGAGGTGTATGCCGAGACGCTGACGGTGCGCGAGGTCGTGCCGGACGAGTCGGCGCTGCGATTGCTGATGATGAAGCTCGGCATCCCGCGCACGGTCCACGGCCAGGGGGTGAAGCAGTTTGATCGCTGGTACAAAGGCGATTGCTTGCTGCTGCGTGCAGGCGAGAAGGTGCAGCTCCGCTACGACCCGCAGGATATAAGCACGCTGTACGTCTACGACAAGGACGACCGTTACGTCGGCCAGGCAGTCGAGCGCGATAAGGGCGGCTGGGGCACGACAACCGACGACCAGTACCGCGAGGCTGCGCGCGAGAACCGCCAGGCGCGCAAGGCCGCGAAACAAGCGGCACACGTGCTCAGCGGCGGCCTGCGCCTCGACGTCCGCGAGAAGGCGGGCATTACCTACATGCCGACCGATCAACCCAAAGACGATCCGCAGGTGGTGCGCATGCGGCGCGACCCGCTGTTCGAGGCCAACGCGCGGGCGATGCACGACGACGTCGAGCGCGGCAAGCGCCGAGATCGCGGAGCACGACGCGCGCAGATCCCGGTTGACGACAAAAGACCAAAGAGGCGCGACCTGTCCCAGGTCCGCTTAGTGCCGAAAAACAAGTAACAAGGAGGTACTCATCATGGGAGAAGCAGCGACGAAGCTGGACCCACAGAAGCGCGACAAGCCCGGCAGTCCCGGCAGGCCGAGGACGAGACCGGAGGGCGCTCCTAAGCGGGAGAACTGGGAGTCGAGGTTTGGGAAGCTGGGGCCGGACCAACAGAGGTTTGTCGACCAAGCGATCAGCGACCTGACGAGCTACGTCGCGGCCAGCGGAACGGTGCTCAATGTTGTCGCCCACTCGATGGCCAACATGTCCCATGCCAGGCTGCGGCAGTTCTACGAGCGCAAATACCCCGGCGACATCCTGCGCGTTGCGCGCCAGGTGCGGACCCACATTGAGACCGAGGCCGCGCGGGCCGAGGTCGCGCCGCGCCGGGGCCTGATCGAGACGGCGATCACTGCGCGCGTCGCCGAGGCGATGCAGGCCGCACAGCTCGACCACACGATCAACCTGATCTACGGCCCAAGCGGAATTGGTAAGAGCAGCGGGATCAAGCTGCTGCAAAAGCAAAATCCCGACTCAGTGCGGGTGGTCCATGCGCCCCTCAAACTGGGGCTGCTCGGCGCCCTACGCACCGTGGCGCGCGAGCTTAACGTGCCGCTGGCCGGGCGCTCCGAGACGCTGGCACACAACCTGATCGACCGCATCGGCGCGCAGGAACTGACGCTGATTCTCGATGATGCGCAGCGGCTGAGCCTGGATGCGATCGAAGCACTGACCGGGATATATGACGAATGCGACAACCTGTCGATGGTGCTCTCCGGGCAGCCCGAGCTGTTCACCGCGATCTACTCGCACCGCCGTGAGGGCTACGCCCAGGTACGCAGCCGGATCAGCATGCGTGTCGATCTGGTGCGCAACCTTGAGTCAAAGGATGTGCGCGAGATCCTCAAGCTCTCGCTGCCCGGCCTGCCCGCCGACGTATCCAACATGCTCGTCGACGAGGGGATGGTGCCCGGTCACGGGACGATCCGACGGATGCTCAATGCGGGCCGCGCGGCCGTGAGAATTGCTAAAGCCGAAGACTGCCCGCTCGACCTGGATCTGCTCCGGGACGTGCTCGAGCAGATGATCCTTTAACCGCTGATCAAGGAGGTACTGATGAAGCGGAGAGCAACAACGGTAATAGCGATCGCGCTGGCGATCATGGTGATCACTGCCACGGCCTGGGCGGCAGAGCCGCAGATCCGGCCGAGCATGGAACCGCGCCCGGAGCTGATCGCGGCGGGCGAGATCGACGCCGGCGGACTGATCGAGGGCTGGGGCGTGCGCGGCGTGGAATGGACCAGCGCGGGCCGCTGCGAGCTGATCGTGACCACGGGCGAGGTTGTGCTGGTGCTGGTGACGCCCGTCGATCCACAGGGCTACGGCGACGAGGCGCGGCTGGGCGTGAAGTGGGAGGACGCGTTCGAGGTCTACACCACACGCGACGGCCACGACAGCGCGTCGGGTTTCACATTCATGGTCTACGGCTGGCCGCTGGGAGGCGGGCAGTGAAGGCGAACGAGTCGGCGAGGAAACGCGCGCTGTGCGGATCGACCAGGACCCTGCGCGCGCTCCTCGCCCGGTCACCCCGTCTGCGGGGATTAACCGTCTTGGAGTTTATCAAACTCCGGGCAAAGGAGGGCAGATGAACGACGGCAACGACGGCAACGACCTTCTGAGCATCAACCCGATGGACGACGGCTTTCAGCGACACCTACAGCAGGTCATCTCACGCGCCGCGAGCCCGGAGCGGCCGCTGACCGCGCGCGAGCTGGCGCGGCGCATGGAGCGGCATTGTGTGAGCAAGCCGCACGAGCGCCAGGTGCGCAGGGCGATCCGCGAGCTGGTCGCGCAGAAGTTCCCCGTAGTCGGGAGCTCCCGGGGATACTACGAGGCCAACATCACCGAGCTTTGGCGTTACAAGGCCCGCCTGATTCAGGCGGGCGTCGCCCACCTCGATCGCTCCGAGGCCGTGCAGCGGGTGATCGAGGAATACTCCGGCCCGTCACTCCTGCGATGAAGTGCGGCCGCAAGACCGAGGTCTATTCGCGCGTGGTCGGCTACTACCGACCCGTGCAGCAGTGGAACAAGGGCAAGCGCGAGGAGTACGTACAGCGGCGCACGTTCCGCGCTGAGCCGGGCGGGACGGAGACCGACAACGACAAACGACGGGCCGATTTGGAGGCCTCAACGGCGAGGATCAAGTACGCCTGCGAGGCCCCCTGATTTAACACACGCCACGGCGTGCTGGAGGTGCTGATGAAAAAGATCGCAACGCAAATGCAGGAGATGCTCAGGGCTGCGGGCCTGGGCTGGACGGTTAATTACGACGTCCCCGGCAAGAGCTGTATCGTTTCGAGCGAGACGGATGTGGTCGGAAGGATGTGGGAGGATTCGACCCCGTCCAGCAGGGGGTGGACGGCAGTCTACTCCGTCGAGAGAGCTGGAGTCGCGCTACTCTGGTCGGCTAAAGCCTGCATCCCCCAAGCCGCCAGATATGCCTACTCCGACGACTGGCGGTGGGCGCTGGCCTGGATCGTCGCCTGTGACCGTGAGCTGCGCGAGCAGCGCGATCCGCGCGAGGCCGAGATCGAGCAGCTGCGCAACAAGATCGGGACTCTCGCGGAGGACGTCGCGACGCGCACCCGCGCGATGCACGATCAACACCAGACGATCCTGCGGCTCATGACCGAACTCAAGCGGCTGCGGAGCGAGAATGAAACTCTGAGCGAACAGGCCTTCGAGTGGGCCGCGCGGCTCAACGACCTAGAAATGCGCCTGAGCTGGATCGGGTATGAGCGATGCGACGTGTGCGGCGGCACTGGTGCTGACGGCGACGTGGCCTGCGAAAACTGCGCAAGCATCGGCCTGCAACCGTGCGAGTCCACGCTGAGGACCGACAACGGCAGAGACTACCGCACCCCGCCAGATCGGGGGCAGTCATGAGCCAGAGGAAGTTTGGCAAGTCCGTAACCTGCTCGCAGTGCGGGAGATCGACAGTGCTGTCGCTGACGCTCAGCACGCGCTCGCCCGCCTCCTATCTCGACGGCGCTTTCGACGCGGAACTGTTGAGCAGGGGGTGGGGAATTCGCTTGAAGTTCGGCGGTCGAGCCAGCGCGATCTACACCTGCCCCAATTGCAATCGGAAGGCTCGGCCATGAGCGCGCAGCATCGGTGTCAACGGTGCTGCTCAGCGGACGACCAGCGCACCGACCTGCGGATTAAGCTGGATTGCGTCCATGGCCAAGGGGCACCCGGTGTGTACATCGATCCCTGCCTGGCGCAGATCGTCCAGGCGCTCAATGACGCGGGAATCCCCACACGCTCAAGCTGTTGCGGGCACGGAAAAGTCGTCGGCTGCATCGCCCTCGAGGACGGTCGCGACCTGCTGATTATGACGCGCGAGGAGTTGCTCGAATTCATGGACGCCGTGGCCCGTATGCGGCCGGGAGTGGCGTGATGAGCGCGCCCCAGGGCGCGCTGTTCCCAGGCGTACCCGCTCCTCGGCCTGCGGCCAAGGCCGCGCAGCACGAGCTGGCCGTGGCCGAGCGCGTGGCGCAGCGGCTGGTCGAGGAGCTGAGCCCGGCCTGCGATCGCATCGAGATCGCGGGCTCGATCCGCAGGCGCCGGCCACTCGTTCACGACATCGACCTTGTGCTTATGCCGCAAAGCACAAAGATCAAAGTGCAGCACTTGGTCTCGCAGTGGGCGACGGACGGCCGCTGCCGGATCATGGCTCTGGGCAGCAAGGTGCTCCGCCTACACCTGGTCAAGCCGCAGATCGACGTTGATCTCTACATCGCGTGGCCCGCGACCTGGGCGACCCTGCTGCTGATCCGCACCGGCTCCAAGGATCACAACATCGAACTGTGCTGCCGCGCAAAGGAGATGGGCTTCTCGCTTCATGCCGACGGCTCAGGCCTCGAGGACAATACAACCGGCCGCTACATCCATCCCCGCGACGTGAGCGAGATCTTCTTCCACCTGGATATGGACTACGTGCCGCCCGAGAGGAGGGACTGATCATGTCAATCTATGAAAGGTCGCTAATCAACCAATTAAGCGCTGCGGCTGCGGACGGAGAGCCCGGGGGTCGCCAGGACCTGCTACGAGCAGCAGCGACACGAATCGAAACCTACATGGACGCGGAGCACACCCGGGACAAGCGCGACGCGGAGCGTCTGCGATCAGACCTGGAGACCGCCAACGAATCTAACCGTGCGCTGGCAAAGGCTCTGCTCTGCCTGCTGCCAATGATCGACCACAGGTGAAACTACTGCGCCGCGTCCAGGGCCAGGGACCGCTCGAGCCCGCGCAGCTAATCGCGCGCGGCACAGGCCCCGGCCCGCGAAACGTGCTCGTCGAGTTTTGCAACGGCGAGCGAGTGATTAAAACCGGCGCCGCGTGGCGCTTCGGGGGGAAAATGAAAACGACGAAGCAGGATGTGAGGGTACTGTTGAGGTACGCGCGGCAACTCGATCGGCAGGCGAGCGCGCACCGAGAGGCGGCCAATTGTCAGACGGCGCGTCGGGCTGCGCGCAGATTGATGGACCGCGCGACGCACTACGACATGACGGCTCATGTAATCCGCCAAGGCCTGAGCGAGCTGGGCCTGTTGGACGCGAGCTGATGGACCAGCGGCGCAGGCTGTACATCCGCAGCGCTACGCTGACGGCGGATCTGGCGCTGGCCGTCGGCGGCAAGGACGCTGCCGATCAGGTGCTGCGCGACATTCTGTCAGCGCGCTTTCAAGCCGAGTCGCGCAAACAACTGGACATCTTCGATCTACACAACCTATGCGAAGACCTTGTCGACGCGCTGCACCAGGCGGGGGGGCAGCCGGGAGCCGCCAAGACCGCGCGCAAGCGGTCGGCGCGAGAGGGCGAGCGCCCGTGCACCAGCGGCAACCCGCTCCACACGATCGGCGCGGATCAGCTCGAGCTGATCGAGGCGCTGCGGAAGGTCCTGGGCTTATCGACCAAGTACGTGCAGGGAATCTCAGTTCGCGCAACGGGGCACCCCTGGCCGCAGACGCGGCGCGAGGGCGTGATCATAATAGAGGCCCTCAAGGCCAAGTTGTTTAGGCAACTGCGCGAGCGCGGAGACGAGGTCGACCCGGCGCGCCTGCTCGATATGCGTGGCGACCTGAGCAAGTGGGAGATTGACTTCCTGCGCGACCTGCGCGGCAAAGCGCTGCGCGGAGAATCGATTAACAAACTAACGATCGGCGCGGCGATCAAACTGGCCGAGATCGCGGGGCCGCAGTCGGCATGAGCGCGCCCCGCCCGCTGTGGGATGATCTGCCGGATAAAATGGAAGTCCGGCGCGACCCTCGCACCTACCGCCTTCCCGCCCGCGACTTTCTCACGATCGATCAGGTTGCGGCCTACCTCGGCTGCTCCCCCAGCCACGTCCGCAATCTGGTCGATCTGGGCGATCTGGATTCAATCGACATCGCCCGCGACGGCGTCGAGCGGGCCGCCCTGCGCGTCCCGCGCCAGGCGCTGCTCGACTTCTGTGACCGACGCAAGCGCGACCCTCTTAAATAGTTTCCACCGAAAACACCGACACCACCGACGCCACTGACGCTTGGTCCCCCGGCGTCCCGCCGGGCTACGGTGGACACTATGAACGGGCTCAATACCTCCTATCGATCTCTGGTTACCGGCAGCTCGGCACCTGCCGGTCAGTACCTCCTATACCTCCATATTTTGCGGAACGGTCGGGGTAAACCCGAGCCGGCCTTCGAGCCCGTAGGTCGGCGCTCCGGCCGTTCCGCACCTCCTACACCGGAGTGCGAATGAACCTCCCCGCCAACGTCTACACCGTGGCCCTGATGTGGGGTCCGGGGATTCTGATCCTGGCCGGACTGTACGCGATCATCCGGCCGATTAGTCGGAGGCTCACTGATGCACGCATTCAGCACGACAACCGTCTGGTCGGCGCGTTCGAGCAACAGGCCGCTGCGATCGACCGACTGAGCCGGGGATTCGAGGAGCACATACACCACGACCGCGAGGAACGCAGAAGCTTGATGATTGCGATCCGCGCGCAGAACGGAGACATCCGCGACCTGTCAGAGCGGCTCAACCTGATATTGCTCAGAGAAGGTTGTTCCCCGCCTGCGGCCACAAATAGAAAACAGGAGGCCGCCAATGGCTAAGTCCACCAAACCGTTCGAGCGCGGACGAATTATACGCGCACTGTATCTGGCGCGGGGGGACTCGGAAAGCAACGAGGTCGCGTTCCAGGTACTGCACTCGACGCTGGATCTATGGGGCTTCCCGGTGCACACCGATGATCTCGATACCGAGCTGCTCTATCTCGAGGATTCCGGCCTGGTGGCGCTGCGCCGCATCGACGATCACGGCCGCAGCACGTGGGCCGTCAAGCTGACCCCGACCGGCGTCGACATCCACGAGAAGACCGTGGACGCTCCGCCGGGCGTCGTCGTCGTACGCCTCAAAGGGGAATAGACCTCGATGCGCAAACGCCGCCCCTCCTCGATCGACGCGCTCGGAATCGATGGGCAGCTGCTCGTCGACTCGATGCTGTTCGGCGAGCCGTCGGCAACGCTGAGGCGGATCATCGAGGCGGTGCGCGAACAGTGCGACGAGGTGGTGACGGTCTCGGCGTTGACTCGCTACCGCGTGGCGCGCGGGGCCGAGCTGCGCGAAAAGGAGGCGCTTGTAAAACGCGCGTTGCTTGAAAGCCGGGGACTGATCGCGGCGCTGAAGGACGGCAGCGCAGACGCGACCACGCTTGTGAGCAGCCTGGTGCTCGAGGGCATACTGCAAAGCGAGCAGGAGCTGCGCGAGACCGAGCCGATCAAATTGGTCGGCGCCCTGGCGCGACTGAAAAAGATCGACAACGAGAATAAACGGCTGCAAGCCAGGCTCGCGGGCGACGGGCAAGGCGAGACCGACCTGCGCGCGGTATTCACGGCGGCGGCAAAGGCCGTGCTCGACGCGCTCGACGGCTATTCCGAGCTGCGGCCGCTGCTGCGCAAGTATCAGCGGAACATCTCCGCGCGTCTGGCCGCCGACGCCGAGCGCTTCGACGCTCCGGCTGCCGGGATTGCGAATGGCTAAACGCACCGCGCCCCGCGCCGACAGGCTGCGCGCCGCGCGGCAACTATTCCGCACGCTGATCGCGGGCGACGATGATCTGCTAAACCTGCGCGGCGCTTCGCAGCGCGAGCTGCTCAAGCTCTACGACGACGCGCTGGCGATCGCGGAGTGGGCGTTAAAGTTCTGCGGCCACCTGATCCGCGACCAGCGCACCGGCCGCACCGTGCCGTTTGCCAAGGTTCACAAGCTGCTGTTCGCGGTGCTGCTCACGCAGCAGCGCGTGCTGGCGGTGCTGCCGCGCGGCTTCGGCAAAAGCACAATCTGCACCACGATCTACCCGCTGTATCTCGCCTGTGAAAAACGCGCACGCTACATCATGGTCGGCTCGTTTGCCGCGTACAACGCGAGCAAATTCCTGGGCAACATCCGCGAGGAGATGGAGTCCAACGCCGCGATAAGTGCGGCCTACGGCGACCAGAAAACGATGGATGGCAAGTGGACCGACGAGCTGATCGAGACCAGCGACGGCGTGGTGATCGAGGCGATCTACTACGGCAAGGCTGCCGTGCGCGGCGCGTTGCGCAACGGCATGCGCCCCGAGGTCGTGATCGTCGACGACCTGGAGACTAAGGAGGAGGCCCGCAATCCCGAGCGCGTGCAGCAGGTGCTCAACTGGATTGACGACGAGCTGGCCAAGCTCTACCTCGACGTGCAGATCATTGTGGTCGGCACGATCCTCGCCGACGGCTCGGCGATCCACCAACTGATCGAGCGCGCCGAGGGCGAGCAAAGCCTGGAGAGCGCGGGCCTGCCCATCAGCCCCGGACGCTGGCGCCTGGTGATGGTCGAGGCCTGCGACGCCGAGTTCGGCAACCTGGCCTGGCCTGAATATTTCAGCGAGCAGGTGCTGCGGCGCATGGCCGCCGACAACCCGGAGAGTTTCGACCAGGAGATGCGCCACCTGCCGCGCTCGCGCAAGCAGCGCGCGTTTCACACGTTCCACTACTTTGACCCCGACGACCTGGCCAAGGGCAACCTGAACATCGTGCGCATCGTCAATTATCTCGACCTGATCCCCGGCATCGGCGAGGGGCGCACGCGCCGGGGCGACACGGACTACTACGCCCGCACGCACGTGGGCGAGACCGACGACGGCCGACTGCTGGTGCTCGAGGCCTACCGCGAACGCGACCTGACTAAGTCGCAGATGATCGCCGACGCGCTGGTCGCGCACCAGCGTTGGCAGCGCCGCGACGCGGGGCTGCGCATCGGCTGCGAGGCTAACGTGTTCCAAGTCTGGTTCGCGGACGAGCTGCGCGAGGTCGGCAGCGAGCAGGGCCTGTATCCGGCCGTCGACGCGGTCAGGGCCGTGGGCAACAAGGTTGATCGCATCCTGAGCCTGGACCACCTGGTCAACACCGGCCGGCTGCTGTTTATCGAGGACTGCCCGTTCCAGCGCGTTTTGCGCGAGGAGCTAAAGCGCATCGGCACGCGCTTTCACGACGACCTGGCCGACACGCTGTCCGGCTGCGTAACGCAAGTGCGGACCAGCCCGCGACTGCCGCAGGATATTGAGATCTGCGGCGAACGCTCCTGGGGCCGCGCGGCGAGGGGCTTCTGATGGGCGCGCGCGAGGCGTTCCAGCGCACGGTGCGCAAGCTGGCCGGCATCGAGGTTGCGCCACAGGGCCGCGAGATGCGCGACCGCCGACCGGCCGACTCCGCGCTTAACCCCTCGACCTTGACCTCGGCGCTACGCAACGCCGATCAGGGCGAGATCTCGCAGTTGCAGTATATGGGCGAGGAGTCGCTGACCAAGTTCACGCACCTGGCGTCGGTTGTAGAGACGCGTCGCCTGAAAGTTCTCGGCACTCCGTGGAGCATCGAGCCGTCCGACCTTGAGGACGCGCGCGCCGTGGAGATCGCCCAGGACGTGGAGCAGCGCATCCGCCGGATCAAGGGAGTCGAGCGGGCGCTGGAGCAACTGACGTATGCGCCGTTCGCGGGCTTTGCCTGGGCCGAGATGATGTGGAGCCCCGAGGGCCTGGCCGAGCTGCGGCCGCGATCCAACACGCAACTGTGCATCGACCGCCTGGCCGACGGCGAGGAACTGCGGCTGTATCGCACGTTCGACCCGCACGGCGAGCCGCTCGAGCCGCTCAAGGCTCTGATCCACTCCCGCCCGCAGCACGGGTCGCTGTTGCGCGCGGGCCTGATCCGCCCGGCGCTGTGGCTGCACGCGCTGTGGACGTTCAACCTGATGCAGTGGGCCTCGATCGTCGAGGCCTACGGACACCCGATCCGCATCGGCAAGTACACTCGTACCGCCTCGCCCAAAGATATCCAGGTGCTCAAGGACGCGGTGCTGCGCATGGCGCGGGCGCAGGGCGCGGTGATCAGCGAGACGACCGAGATTGAATTTCAGCACGCGCTGCAATCGGGCTCGTCCGTACTGCCACTTTCATTTCACAAGGCGCTTGACACCGAGGCGAGCAAGCTGGTCCTCGGGCAAACCGAGACCACCGAGAGCAGCGGTTCGTCGGGCTATGCCCAGGCCAAAGTGCATGAGGGCGTGCGCGAGGACCGTTGGATTGCAGACTGCGGCTCGCTCGCGGGCGACCTGACCGGCGACGCGACCGGCGGCCTGGTGGTTCCGCTGACGATTTATCACCACGGCGAGCAGGAGCTTTATCCGTACTGGCATTTTCACACCGAGCCGCCCGAGGACGAGACCGCCAAAATCGAGCGCCAGCAAAAGCGCGCGACCGTGCTGCGCAACGCGGCTGACCTGGGGGCGGACGTGACGATCGCGCAGGTGCGTGAAGAGCTGGAGATCCGCGAGCGTCGGGGCGGCGAGCCGATCGTGGACGTGACAGCACCTGTTCCGGCGCCGGGGTCGGCGCAACAAAATCAATTGCAACGCAACAGCCAAGCACGATTGTGGGATCTCGAGGGCAGTCAAACGGGGCTCGGGACGCGGGCGCATCGGTGGGGATCGCCCATATCAACACTCTATAAGCTGAGCCTCGACGAGCAGGTCAAGCTGCTGGCGCAGGACGCGGGGCGTTCGGACGAGCACGCGGCAATCGATCTGCTCGTGCCGACGTTCGCCGATCGCGCGCGGCCGTTCTATCAGGACCGCTGCGAGCAGTTGATCGAGTACGCGGCCAAACGCTTCGACGCGCTGGCCGAGCTCGATTTGCAACACACCACGCCGGACTACCCCAGCGGGCACGTGTTCCGCACCCACTTCGCCGGGCTTCTGGGTATCGGCTACCAACTCGGCGCGCTCGACGGCGTGGGCCAGGTGCAGGACGAGACCGGCGTGCGGATTATCGAGCTGGCGCAGGGCAAGATCCCGCCGCACATCGAGTGGGCGGCGCTGCCCCCGGAGGAGGCGCTCGAACATCTGCGCGGGCAGCTCGCGCTGCAACGTTCTGACTACGAGGCGCTCGAGGGCGTGGCGCGGCGCAAGGCGTTTGTGATCGGCGACTACGAGGACCAGGCGCTGGTGCAGGAGCTGCACGGCGAGCTGGTGCGCGTGGTGCAGGAGGGCGGCACGGCGCGCGACTTCCGCAAGGCCGCCGAGGAGCGGTACGGCCGCAAAATCGACAGCGAGCAGCGGCGCTACCACGACTTCGTGTTCCGGCAAAACCTCGACACGGCGCTGAGCTACGGGCGGTTCAAATCGCAAAGCTCGCCGTCGGTGACCGCGCTGCTGCCGTGGTGGGAATATCAATCGATCCTCGACGATTCGACGACCGAGATCTGCGTGCATCTGCACCAGTTCACCGCGCGCCACGATGATCCGGCCTGGGGGTCGATCTACCCGCCCAACCATTTCCAGTGCCGCGCCCTGGTGCGCGCCAGCACTCAGGGCGAGCAGATGCGGCTCCCATCCGACATCGTGCCGGCGCGTGGATTCGACGGCAGCCCGGCGGATTTTATGGAGGTAGCGTGATGGACCTCGAAGTAATCTTTGATAAAGGCCAGCTGTACTTCTGCTCGCAGGAGCTGGCCGGGCGCAAAGCGCCCGAATGGATCAGCATCGCGCCGCGCGGATCGTGGGTGTACACGCACGCCGACGGCAAACGTAAGCGCCTGGTCTACGACGACAAGACGTTGGGCGAGATGGTCGAGATGTTCGCGCGGCAGACGACCAGCCTGGTGATTGACTTCGACCACCAGACCAACCTCACCGCCCGGCAGGTTCCCGGCGCATCGGCTCCGGCGGCCGGGTTCGTCGACCGGTTGGAGATCCGGGCCGACGGCCTGTACGGCCACGTCGAGTATTGGACCGAGCGCGGCCGCCAGGCCGTTGAGTCCGGCGAGTATCGTTACATCTCGCCGACGCTCGCTACGCGCTTCGTCGATCGCGCCACAGGCAAGACCGAGAACAAATATTTACTGATGAGCGTGGCGCTGACCAACCTGCCGTTTCTCCCGACTCAAAAAACGGTGCTCATGTCTCAAATCAACCCCGAGGGGGGCGCCCCTCTTAATCCACCTTTGGAGGAATCCATGGATCCCAAAGATCTGAAAGCTCTCGGCCTGGCCGAGGGTGCGACTGATGAGCAGGTCCGCGAGGCTGTGTTGCAGCTCTCGCAGCGGCCCGCGAACTCGGCGGTCCTGGGAGCCCTCGGTATGAACGAGGGGGCTTCCGAGCAGGACGTGCTGGCGGCAATCAAGCCGCAGAGCGCTCTGCCCCAGGAACTGATCGCCGAACTCAAGCTGTCGGGCAAGGCCACGTCGGCCGACGCCGTGACCGCGATCAAAACACTGCGGCAAGGGGCGGGCGAGGCCAACGAGGCCAAGTCCGAATTGGAGCAGCTCCAGGAGCAGGTCGGGGGGCTCCAGCAGTCCCTGACCGACGAGCGGGTCGGAGCGCATCTGCTCAGCCTGCAATCGCGCGGAGTGGTCGGCGAGCAGGGCAGGGAGCGCAGCGCGGCCGAGAAGATGCTGCGCGCCGACTTCGACACCGGCGTCGAGCTGACCCAGGACTGGCCGGTCAAATTCCCGGTCAATCAGAAGCTCGATCTCGTGGCCGGAGACGCACCGATCCAGATGTCCCGCGACGATCGCGATGCAATGACCAGCGCCGGACTCGACCCCGACGACAAAGACCAGGTCAAGTCCTACCAGTCCGCCATGGCCGGTCTCAAAGGAGGTGAGTGATGGGTGCCACCGTTGACCGCGATCCTCAACTCAAACCCGGACACCTGACCAGCGTTGCGGTGGCCGCCGCGACCACGATCTACGCGGGCACCAAGGTGGGCCTCGACGCCACGGGCTACGCGATCCCCGCGTCCACAAGCGCTGTCAGCGTGATCGGCGTGGCCGACGAGCAGGTGGACAACTCCGCCGGGCTCGACGCCGCGCTGTACATCAAGGTGCGCAGCGGCGAGAGCTACGTGCTGGACAACAGCGAAATAAACCCGGTCGACCTGACCATGCTCAACCAGGCGGTCTACGTCGAGGACGACCAGACTGTTGACGACGGCACGGCAGGCGGCCCGCAGGCTGGCATCCTGATCCGCATCGAGGACGACGGCCCGCGCGTGTTCATCCCGCACGGCGCCGGAGTCGAGGCGATCACCGGCAGCGAGATCGCCGACGGCTCGATCACCACGGCCAAGCTGGCCGCCGACGCGGTGGACGGCACGAAGATCGCCGACGACGCGATCGACTCCGAGCACATCGCCGACGGCGCAATCGATCCGGCGCACCTGGCCGACCTGGCCGTGGAGACCGGCAAAATCGCGGCCGACGCGGTGGACGGGACCAAGCTGGCCGACGACGCGGTCGACAGCGAGCACATCACCGACGGTTCGATCGATACGGCGCACCTGGCTGCCGACGCGGTGGACGGCACGAAGCTGGCCGACGACGCGGTCGAGTCCGAGCACATCGCCGACGGCGCAATCGACCCGGCGCACCTGGCCGACCTGGCCGTGGAGACCGGCAAAATCGCGGCCGACGCGGTGGACGGGACCAAGCTGGCCGACGACGCGGTCGAGTCCGAGCACATCGCCGACGGCGCAATCGACCCGGCGCACCTGGCCGACCTGGCCGTGGAGACCGGCAAGATCGCGGCCGACGCGGTGGACGGGACCAAGCTGGCCGACGACGCGGTCGACTCCGAGCACATCGCCGACGGCGCGATCGACAACGCACACATCGCCAACAGCACGATCGAAAGCGGCAAGCTGAGCGTGTTCAAGTCCACGGAGCAGTCCGGCTCCGGCAGCGAGCAGACCATCGCCCACGGCCTGGGACGCACCCCGGCCCTGGTGATGGTGCTGCCCTCCGAGGGCGACGGCAACGCCTGGGACTACGCCGAGGGCACGCACGACGGCACCAACTGCTACGTCACGGCGTCCTCCGCGCACAAATACACCGTCGTGGCCCTGTAGGGCCTGGCGAAGAGGAGACACTAAATGTTGAACCAAGCTGCAATCGACCGCGCGTTCAGCGCCTGGACGGCGAGGTTTGAACAGCTGACCCAGGGCGCGCAGTCGGAGATCTACAAACAGTTCATCATGGACATTCCCGGCGCCAAGGGTAAGTCGTCCGTCGACTTCACATTCCTTGAGAAACTGCCGATGTTCAAGAAGTTCGTCGACGAGCGGACCAGGCGGAAGCTCAAGGGCGGGAAATACACGGTGCGCAGCGAGCCCTGGGAGCTGACGTTCGATGAAGATCGATTCACGATCGAGAACGGCGACACCGTGGGCATCATGGCCCTCCTCGCGACCTGCCCCGACCAGGCCAACGTGCTGTACGACCAGGAGGTCGCGCGGGTGTTCGGCGAAGGGTTCACCGAGCTGGGGCCGGATGAAAAAATGTTCTTCGCCACCAACCACCTGGTGGGACCGAAGACCACGGCGAGCAACAAGGGCACGGCCGCGCTGTCCTCGGCAGCGCTGCAAGCCGGTCGTCAGGCGATGGCCGGGCTCAAATATTCGGACAAGCAGCCGATGGGCGTGCGAGCTTCGCTGCTCGTTGTCCCCACGGACCTCGAGGATCTGGCCGACGCGCTCGTGTCGGTCGAGAAGCTCGATGACGGCAAGACCAACAATCCAAACCGAAACAAGTGCAAGGTCGTGTGCCTCGATTGGCTCCCCTCCAGCACCGCATGGTTCCTGGTGGATGCCCGCCGGGCGGTTATCCGACCCTTCATCTTCGGCGAGTCCGAGCCGGTACGGACGGTGAACTACCTGGATCAGGACAAGGACAAGGTGGTCATGGGCGCGCAGGAGCGGCACATGATCGACTACAGCCACTGGTGGCCGCTGGCCTACGGCTCCACCGGCGCGGCCTGATCCAGGGCAAATAAAGAATGAGCACCCCATGGAATCGAGGGCGGCAATGATGGCTGGGTCGGAAGCTTCCCCGTTGACGGCGGCAGGGTCTCGCCGCCCTCGGTTTCATGATTTATCTCAAACGCGCCACAAGGCCCCAGGATCGACGATCGGGGAGGTCCCCGCCCGTGCAACGGGGCTTGCTTGTTTTAAATCGGTTACGGCCATTTACACGCCGTTTACACAAATCCACGGGGGCGTCCGGGGGGCTATATGGCAGATCCCAGCTATGAACTGACCGTCGAGACCCTACAAACGGCCTTGGGCGAGACCCGTTTGCGCCAGTTGACCGACGACTCGGGCACCGGCGAGATCGACGAGGGCGTGGTTAATCAGGCGATCGCCGAGACCAAGGGCGAGATGCACGCGCTGGTGGCCGGGCGCCTGCGCACGCCGCTGCCGGACAACGCCGTGGTGTTCGGCCTGGGCCGCGCCATCGTCACGTTCAAACTCTACTGCCGCCACGAGGACGAGACCCCAGATCCGGTGGTGCGCGCGCACAAGGCCGCGCTGCAAATGCTGCACGACGCGCACGACGGCCGGGCGGTGATCGAGGGGACCGTGCAGGTTGACGCGGCCTCCTCGCTGACCAACCCGACGACCGAGAGTGCCGGCGGCATGACTGCCGGCCAGCGGCTGACCTTCGACCGCGACGACACGAAGGGATTTTAGATGAGCATCTGGGCGCACTGCCAGGCGATCCAAGACCCGGAGTTCAAACGGATGCTCTCGCGGCTGCATCGCGCGGGCTCGGACACCAAGCAACTGATGGACGGCATCGGCCACGCGCTGCTCGAATCCATCGACCGCAACTTTGAGGAGCAGGGGCGACCCGAGCCCTGGGCGCCACTGAGTTGGGCGGGCCTGCGCAATCGCGTGCGCGGTCGCCTGAGCAAACGCGACGGCACCATGCGCGCCGCGCCGCTGCGCAAGATGGCGGCGGTGAAAATCCTGCAATGGACCGGCCGCCTGCGCCGCTCGATCAAGACCAAGGCCGACGCCAACCGCGTGGCCGTGGGCACCAACCTGATCTACGCCCGCTATCAGCAGGAGCCGTGGGACGGGCACAAGCCCGGCCGCCCGTTCCTGATGGTGCAGCAGCAGGATTGGCAGACGATCCGCGACATGGCGTTTAGGTTTTACGAGATGCAAATGGCGGGGGCCTAACGTGTCCGTGGCCGGATACACCGCGATCGAGCAGGCGATCCGCCAGGCGTTGATCGACGGCCTGAGCTATCTCAACGCCGACCGCGTGATGGTCGGTCGCGGAGATCCCAAAGCGATCCTCGACCACGTCTACACCGATCCACCGCGCGTGGGCGTGCTGGTGATGGGCGGGCAATGGGGACGGGCCTCATCGAAGCACCGCCAGCGCGAGCTCAAGGTGACGATCATCTGCTGCGTGCGCCACCTGGCGGGCGCGGCCCAGGCCAAGCACGGCACGGCCGCCGGAGACCTGGGCCTGCACGAGATGGTCTCGGACGTGCTCGAGCACGTGGGCGCGGCCAAGCATCTTGGCGGCTTGCTGTACACGCCGCTCGAACCACAGCGCGACTATCAGGACTACGACCCGCAGTTCGACAAGCAGCGGCTCACCGCCTGGGTGATCGAGTGGAGCTGCTCGCAGCTCGTGGATTGGCCGCCGGTCCTGACCGAGCCCACGGACCCGCAGGTGCTTGAGACCGAGTTCCGCCTCAAGCCCGGCGACGACGTGGCCGACTACACAACAAAACAAACCTTCACGGAGGACGAGTAATGATTTACGAGGTAAGGCCCGCGAACGGTAAGCGCGTGCCGATACACAATCAGCCGCGCGAGCCGCTACCGCAGGGCGTCTGGACCCCGGTGCGCGGCAACGGCGCGCTGACCTACTACAAATGGATCGCGCGCTCCAAGGACGTGGAGCTGCGCAAGGTCAAGGCCGCCAAGCCGCAGCCGTCTGCGCCGCCGCAGCTCGAAAAAAAGGGAGGTGACAAGTGACGCACCCATTCGGCTCCAACCATCGATTCGACCCGACCATCCGGCGTCCGGGCTCGCAGATCAAGGTCAACGCCAGCCAGGCGCGCACCGCCTCGGCCTATTCCGACGTGGTGTTCGTGGTGGCCAACATGCTCAGCGCGGGCTCGGCCACGGCGAATCAGATCGTCGAGGTGCCCGACGACACCTACGCCCGCGACTACTTCGGCAAGGGCAGCCTGGCTGCCAACATGTGCCTCGCCGCACGCCGACAGTACAACGCCGTGCGGCTGTACTGTCTGCCGATGGCCGACGCCGCCGGCGTCGCGGCCACGGGGCAAGCCACCTGCGCCGGCGCGGGAGCTGCGGCCGACGGCACGTTCTACGGCAAGATCCACGATCAGGGCTTTATTGTGGCGCTGCCCGCCGAGATGACGCCCGCCGAGTTCGCGGCCGCGATCGCCGCCGCCACGACCCAGGCCAAGATGCCCGACCTGATGCTATCCACGGCCCAGGGCGAGGGCGAGGACACCGACAAGGTCAACTTCACCGCACGCAACAAAGGCGAGCACGGCAACGCCATCGCGATCAGCGGCGAGTTCAGCGACGGTTTCAGCGGCCTGACCTTCACGGTCAACACCGCGATGACAAACGGCGCGACCAACCCCAGCCTCGACGACGTGGACGCTATCGTTCTCGCCTCGGGTCTGGCCGACCAGATCGTTTGCCCGTGGGACGACGACGATAACCTGGGCTACCTCGAGATTCTGCAAAACGAGATGGCCGAGCCGGTCAACCGTTTCCTCTCGCTGGCCACGATCGCCAGTGTCGAGAGCTACGCCACGGCCACGGGCAAGGCCGACACCTGGAACAGCCCGTTCGGGCAGATGCCGTGGATCGAGCACACCGCGACGCACCCGGCCGAGATCGCCGCGTACTACGCCGCAGCGTTGGCCTCGCTGATCAACCCGGCCTACGACGCCGACGGCCTGCAACTGCCGTACATCGACGTGCCGGAGCCGCACAACCTGCCCAGCGGCACGGTGATCGAGAACGCGCTGCACAACGGCCTGAGCCCGCTGGTGGTCAAGGACGGCGTGGTCTGCATCGAGCGCGCGATCAGCGTGCATCAGACCACCGACAGCGTCGATGACACGCGGTTCCTCGACGTGCAGCCCGTGCGCTGTCTCAAAGCGTTGAGTCGGCGGTTCGACCAGATGAAGGCCACGACCTTCGGCACGCCCGAGGCGCGCCACGCGCTGGCCGCCGATCCGCGCCAGCTCGCGGTCTCGACCTACGCTCTGGCCCGCTCGGTGGACGTGGCCGACGACCAGGACAACGGATACCTGCGCAACGTCGAGGCGAACAAGGCCGGATTTGTCCACGAGGAGATCGACGGCGGAATCAAGGTCACGGTCCCGGTCCCGGTGCTGCCGCGCATGCACACGTTCTGGGCCGAATTCATGTACCTCACCGCCTAACCAAGGAGCAAACAGATGAGCGGAGTAATCGAATACGCAGGCGAACACGAGATGCTGATCAACGACATCCCGTTTCCTTACGCCAAGGCTCGTGTGCGCGGAGGCAAGGGCGGTTACAAGAAGATCCCCCACCAGACGCGCAGCAAGGTCAAGTTCGGCAAGGCCAAGAAGCGGCCCACGCCGGTCTCGATCAGCCTCGATTTCGGCATTTTTCTCAACGACGCCCCCGACCTCACCGGCCTGGCCGACGCGACGTTCAAGTTTTCGCCGACCGAGTCCGGCGGCAAGACCCACGTGATCTTCAACGTCGATTTCAGCGGCGACCCGGAGACCTCTCATGACGGCGAGGACAGCAGCGAAGCGCTGACCTTCGAGGGGACGCACGATGATTGGGTCTGATCGGCGCGGCCCGTTCGCGGGCGAGGTCGAGCTGCAAACCGGCATCGAGCATAACGGCGAACTGATCAAGTCCATCGTGCTCGACGAGGAGCGGGTCGAGTGTTACGACCACATCGACGCCGATCCGCTCACAGCGCAGGAGGGGACGGCCGGGATGCAGCGCTGTCTGCAAATCTTCATGCTGCACCGCCTGGCTGAGGGCGGCTCGCTGTCCGGCCTCGACCCGCGCGCGATCGAGGACGTCGGCGCCTGGTTCGCGCGGCTCCGGGGCACGGACCAGCTACTGCTGTCCAAAGGCAACGGCGAGCTGGTAGACCGCCTCAATCGGTTTCGTATCGCAAACGAAATCGGCGTGCTCCTCCCGTTCGGCCCGGAAACAAGCCCGAGAATCAAGCCCCCGCGAGGAGGCGACGAAGATGCTGGCGCTGGCGAGCCTGCTGATCGAGAAGGGCTGGCCACCGGCGACGGTGATGCGGATGCGCAGCTCAGAGATGATGCGCTGGCTGCGGGCGCGAGCGAAGCTCGGCAAGATGATGAGCGGTAAGGGCGGGCGGCGCGGCCGCGACGACGACGAGCGCGACGAGCACGTGTACGAGGCCTCGCCCGAGGCCTACGACCGCGCAATCAAGCGCTACCGTGCGCACGTGGCCGCCCACGGCACGCCGGACTTCGGCGGCAGAGGCTGACAATGGCAATGGGCGGCGCCATGCGCTACTCGATGACGATGTCGATGTACGGCAACGTCGCCAGTCAGGTCTCGCAGTGGACGAGCAAGCTAAGCTCGGCCACCGGAGCGGCCGACAAGTTCGGCGACGCCTGGCCGGGCATCGCCAAAGACATCGGCATCGCCGCCGGTGCGCTGCTGCTTTTCGGCAAGGGCGTGAGCCTGCTTTCGCAAGCAGAGGACGTGAGTGGCGACCTACAGTATTCGCTTCGTCAATTACAAATTGAGCTGTGGGACGCCAACAAACCCGCCGAGCAATTAAAGAACGAGCTGGCCGGGATCGGGGCCAATGCCTCCAAGCTCCAGGCCATCAGCCCGTTTGACAAACAAGGCGTGGTGCAGGGAGCGACGGCGCTGCTCAAGGCAGGATCTGCCCCGGAGCCGTTGCAGCGCAAGGGCGGCGATCTCGAGGCGGCGGTCTATCTGGCCACCGTCTACCCTGAACTTTTCCAGATCGCCGGGGCCGGAGAGTTAACGGCGAAGATCGGCTCTCAATTCGGCATGTCCGGTCAGGGTTACGCAGTTGCGGACACGCTGACGCGCTACGCATCGGCCTCTCCAACCAATCCGCTCGAGATGGGGGAAGCGACAAAAATGGTCGGTCCCATCACGGGCAAGCAGTACCACATGACGCTCGACGACATGACGCTGCTCCTCGCGGCTCAAGCTTACTCGGGGATGAGCGGAACAATGGCCGGCACGTCGTCCCAGGCCTTCCTGCAAGGGCTCAACCCACGGCCCGGCACGCAACAGCGCGAGGCGGTCGAGGGTTTGGGGATGGAGTTTTTTGCAGACGGCAAGCTCAAACCACTGGACGAGATCAAGAGCGAGCTGCAACGCACACTCGGCGGCATGTCCGACGAGCAAAACGGGATGATCCTCGACCTGCTGTTCGGCAATCGCGGCAGCCGCGCCGCGCTCTCACTTATGAGTGAGGGGGAGAATTCGATCGAGCGCATTCGTGAGAACGCTCGCGCGCGGATGGATCTCGAGGGCCGCGTTTATACGATGATGAAGGCGACCAACTCGCAGTCGCGCAGTATGGAGGGCACGCTTAAAACCATCGTCGGCGACCTGTTCATGCCGATGGCCGAGCAGACGCAGGCGGTTAAGGAAAATATCAACGAGATGCTCGGGCCGGTGAGCGAGATCGCTTCCAAGCGCGGCACGCAGGAGGCGGCGACGTACGGCTCAGAGCTTGGCCTGCTGGCGCTGCTGGGCGTCGGCGGAATGTTCGGCGCGCGCGCCTATCGCGGCGCGGGCGGCTGGCGCGGGATTCGCGGGCTGTTCACCGGCGGGCTGTTCAGCGGCGTGGCCAAGGGTACTGCGGTCTCGACCGTTGCCAAGCAGGCGGGCATCGAGATCCAGCAGGTCTACGTCAGCAACTTTGCCGAGCTCAAACCCTGGCTCGCAGCCAATGCGCTCGGCGGCCCAAAAACCAGCCTATCGGACAAGACCCTCATCACTGCCGGAGCTGGGTGGTTGGCCAAGCACGCCGGACTGGCGCGCTTCGCCAAGTGGGCCACGCCGGTGGGTTTAGGGCTGGCCGTCGTGCTGCATTCCACCGATACGGCGGACGGCACCCAGGATCGACCTGACGGGCTCAGTCCCGAGAAAGCCGCCTACTGGGAGGCGCAGTACCTGGGCGGCGAGCTCGGCGGCACTGCGCGTTACTTGACCAACAAGCGCGACCTGATGACCGGCGGCATGCGCGACGCGTCGAACCTCGGGGCGACCGACTTCGTCAACGCGCTGGGCACGGGCAACCGCACAGGCGGATTCTGGCTCGACGAGGCGCAGCTCGCGCAGCACATCGGCGAGCAGTTCCGGCTCAGCGGCGCGGCGCAGAAGGCCAACGTGCGCATCGAGATTATCGACAACCGCGCGGTGCGCGTGACCACCAGCAGCGGCACGGTGGATATTGATCGCGGAATGCCGCGAGGATCGCGCTTGTGAGCGCCACAGTGCGTTACGTCGCGGCGTTCAAGGGCTTCGAGTTTAAGGACGCCGGAGTCACGCCGTCGGTCAACACCGGCAACGTGCCGCGCGAAACACTGGGGCGCAGCGGCGCGGAGATCGCGCGCGAGGCCGACGGCGCGGAGAGTGCGGAGATCCGTGCGCTGTTCGGCTTGTCCGACGACTACGCCGATCACCTCGAGTTCGTGCGGCTGCTGCTCGCCGGGCCGGGGACGTTCGTGCATCCGCTCTACGGCCCGTGGCAACAGGCGGCTGCCGTGGGCACGATCCGCGTCAATCACCCCGACGACACCGAGGACTACTGCGAGGTCGACGTCACGTTCGTGCGCGATCGATCGCCCGAGCAGGTGCTGTTCGGCGGAACGATCACGGCCGTCGACGTTGAGGCCGCTGCGGTCGAGCTGAGCGACATGACGCCTGAGCTGATCGAGGGGCTGCCCGGCTTCGCCTTGCCCGCGTGGCTGGTCGAGCTGCGCTCCAAGCTGGGCGCGGCGCTGTTCGCGCTCGACCTGGCGTTGCGCCGGATCTCACGCGGCGCGCGCACGGTCTCGGTGGCGATTTCCGGGCTGACCGAGTTCCCGGCAGTGTGGGCCGACCGCGCGGCAGGCGCGCTCGATTCAATATTCGACGCGATCGAGGATCTGCACGACGCGCCCGCCGACTTTGTCGATTCCTGCCGCGCGGCAGGCGACGAGCTGCTCGACGTGTACGCGCGCGACCAGCTCATCGGCGCCGCCGACCTCGCGGCCCTGCTCAACGGCACGGCGGCTTATGATTCCTCGCACCCGTCGGCGCCCGCGATCTCGGCCTACGCGACGTTGCGCCTGCTGACCTCGGGACGCTTGGCGCGTCGCGCCGGGCTGTCGATCGAGAACCTGCCCGCCGACGTTGATCCGCAAACGGTGCGCCGCATCGAGAGAGTTGCGCGCGGGCACGGACGCAGCACGTTGACCCTGGCGCGCGCGGTGTGGGCCGACACCACGGCCGACGCTGCCGAGCCGCTGCGCGTTGCGATCGCCGCACTGCGCGAGCTGGCCGAGACGCGGATTTGCAACCGCCCGACGCTGGTCGCCTATCAACTCCGCACCGACACGCCGCTGGTGCTGTTCGCCCATGATCTGTACGGCGACGCCGATCGCGCCGACAAGATCGAGCGGCTCAATCCCGAGATCCACACGCCCTACCTGGTGCCCGCCGGCACGTGGGTGCGGGTCTACGCCGCATGAGCGCCGAGCCCGAACTGCGCCTGTTCCTCGACGGCAACGAGCTGCTGCCGGTGGAGGCGATAACCGTGGACTCGGACATCGAGCTTCCCGCCGACGCCTGGTCCTCCACGGTCAGCCCGGCCAAGCTCGACGCGGCCGCGATTGCAACGCTGCGCACAGCGGTTGAAGCTGAGGCCTGGATCGGCAATCAGCGCGTGCTGCGCGGAATCCTCGACAGCGTGACCGGCGACGACTCAAAGGCGTATCGCACGCTCTCGATCAGCGGGCGCGATCGCGCGGCGCTGATGGTCGACGACGAGCCGCCGCCGTGCGAGATCAACGCGCAGACGCTCGTTGCGCTGGCGCGTCGCATCGCGGCGCCCTACGGCATCGAGGTCGTCACCAGCGGCACGCTGCCCGCCGTGCGCACCGTGACGCGCCGCACGACAAAGGCCAGTCCCCTGGCCAAGCTGATCGGAGATGCTCCGGCAGCCGGATCGACCGCGCCCAAATCCGTGCGCGAGACGTTCTCGATCGACGCCGGGCAATCGGCCTGGGATGCCCTCGACCGCGTGATCGAGGACTACGGCCTGTACATGTGGTTCCGGCCCGACGGCGCGCTGGTGCTCGGCGAGCTGAGCCTCGACGCGCATCCGGCCTTTCAACTTCGCTACTACCCGGCGGGCGATCCGCGCGCCGACCAGAACAACGTGCTCAGCGCGTCGCCCTCGTGGTCGCCAAAGGAAAGGCTAAGCCAGGTATCGGTGCGCGGCGCAAACGACAAGGTGATCGGCACGGCTTCCGCCGAGACCGCGCTGCTGCGTCGCGCCGAGCATCAGGACGGCGATGTTAAAACCGTGGCCGCCGCCCGGCGCCGGGCTGCACGCATGCTCTCGGTCGCACGGTCGCGCGTTGAGCGCCACACCTACACGGTCCAGGGCTTCGGCCAAGGGGACGCGCTGTACGCGCCCAACGCCACGGTGCTGATCGACGATCAGGTGTGGGGCATCTGCGGCAAGTACTTCATTCTCTCGCGCTCGTTCGTGCGCAGTCGTGAGGGGCACACCACCACGTTGACCGTATGCCCGCCCGAGGAGCTGAGATGAGCGCCCTGGCCGATCTGCGCCGCGAGCTGCACCGCCGGATCTCCCGGCTGCCGGCAGCCGCGATGCAGGCCACGACCAACCTCGTCTCGCGCGCGGGTGCGGGATTCGTTGCGCAGATCTCAACGCCGCAAGGCACGATCAGCGGCGGGTCCGGCGTGCCGATCGCTCAGGGGTTTGGGTTCAAAGCCCGCGCACCGCACGGCTCGCGCGGCGTGTTCCTGCGACTTGGCGGACGTAACGGCGTGCTGTTGGCCGTGGGCGAGATCCCGCTGCTCTCCGAGCTGGCGTCCGGACAATGGGCGCTGCACGACCAGGCGGGCAACGTGCTGCTGACCAACGACCCGAGCACCCCGCTGGTGCTCGAGGGCGGAGCGCTGGCCACATTCCGCCTGGTGTCCGGCGCGGCCACGCCCGTGGCCCGCGTGGGCGACACGGTCACGGTGTCGGTTGCCGGGGTGCAGGCCGGAGAATCGACGATCGTCGCCACGGGCACGATCACCAGCGGTTCGGCGCGCGTGCTGGCCGACGCGGTGGGAGGCGGCTGATGCGCGACCGCGTGAGCAAGCTCGGAGTTGACGGCGATTATGTGCAGACCGATCGCAACGCGATCGCACTCACCTCGCGCGGCTGGGCTTGGTTTATTTCAGCGCTGCGCGTGCAGCGCGGAACCTGGTGGGCCGATCCTCTGATGGGCGCGCGCTGGGATCTGCTCGACAAGCCCTGCGCCGATCCGGCAGCCACGACCAAGCAACTGTTGACCGAGGCCCTCGAGGAGGGCCGTCGGCGCGGGCTGATCGTCGAGCACGACTTGACCGCGACGCAGCCCACGGCCGAGGCCGTGCGCATCACCGGCCACGTGACCGGCGAGCGCGGCGACCGGCACGAGATCGACCACTTCATCCCGCTTATTCGGAGCTGAGCATGTCCGGAACTACCAGCCGTTTTTCGATTAGGACCCGGACGCAGATCCTCGACCGCATGGTGCAAACCATGCGCGACCAGGACGAGGACCTGGCCGTCACGCCCGAGAGCCCGGAATACATCGAGCTGCTGGCCGTGGCCGAGGCGGTGCGCGGGCTGCACCAGCACTCTCAATGGGCCTACGAGCAGTGGTTCATTCGCCACGCCGCGCGCGCGGCGCTGATCGAGCACGGGGCCGACGAGAATATCCAGCCCGAGGGCGCGACCGGCGCAACCGGAAGCGTTACGGCGTCGGCAACCGACGGCACGGTGGTGCCTGTCGGTGCGCGGGCCGTGGTCGGCGAGCTCGAGTTCGAGAGCACCGAGGAGGTCGAGTTCGATGTGGGCGAGGGACCGGGCGAGGACCTGGTCGAGGCGAGCATCCCGATGCGCGCCCTGGACACGGGCGCGATCACCTGCCTGACCGAGGACGTTGAGCTGCCCTGGACCGATCCGGTCGAAGGGCTCGAGGCCACGGCCACGGCCGAGGACGACTGGTCCGGCGGCGACGACGAGCAGGAGACCGAGGACTTCCGCCAGGCGGTGCTCGCACGCAAGCGGCTGCGCCCGGCCGGTGGTCGCAGCGAGGATTATTACTTCTGGACGACGGATGTGGAGGACGTGGCCACGGCGCAGGTGTTCCCGCGACTGCTCGGGCTGGGCACTGCGGTGGTGATCCCGCTCACCGCGAGCAAGGGCAACGTCAGCGCGCCCAAAAAAACCGAAGTCGAGGAATCGATCGAGGCCAACCGTCCGATCACGGCCAAGGCGGTCGAGGTCTGGAGCTACACGGACAAGACGACGGACGCGACGCTCGCTGTCGAGACCGACGACGACTACGAGTGGGCCGATTTCGAGGCGGCTGCCGTGGGCGACGACTCGACCCTCACGCGCATTTACCTAGACGCCACGACCGGCATCGTCGCGGGCGATTATGTGTTCATTTCGGGCGTGTACTGCCGCCCGGTTAAGTCGGTCAATCCCTCGCCCGCATACATCGACCTGGACGATGACGACGCGCTGCCGGTCGCGCCGAGCAACGGCGACGCCGTGCGGCCCGCGCCGCCCAACGGCCAGTGGATCATCGACGCGGTGGTCGGCGTGTTCGACGGGCTGTTCCCCGGCGACGAGCTGGTGATCTCGCATGTCGAGGGCGACGTAACGCACACCGACGGCG